GAGAGGTGCAGGGCGTAGCGGTTACCGCCGGTCCCTTCGCCGAACATCTCCCACCCGAACTTCCCGACGTCGACGCACGAGTCAGAGTCGACGATCGAGTGGTAGCTCCCGGCTGCGTCGGTCCGGCGTGAGATGAAGCCGGCTACAGCCTCAGCTCCACCGTCGGGCAGGATCAGGTCCGGATCGTTCTCGGCTGTGTGGACGGCGATCGCTCCGGTGATGTCCGACCGGCGCGGTTCTCGGAACTGGGGTCTCGCCGGCGGGTGGACGAATAGGTACGGGTTGTCTTGGTTGTATGTTTGCTCCATGGGTTCATGATGCCCGCAAACGCGAAGCGGCGGCAGTCTGACCTCTATGAGAGCAGGTCGACTACCGCCGCTTCTGGTTGAAGACTAGGCCCCAGCGAAGGGGGACCGCCTGGGGCCTAGTCCGATCAGGCGCCGTGGTACTGGCGTAGGCCAAGCCGTCGCATCAGCTCGAAGAACTCGCCGAGCGGGATGCTGATCGCGTTGGTCATCGGGTTGTACTGGACGTCGAGGTTGACCGGGGCGCCGATCGTTTCCCGGACCCGGGCGGTGTCGTTGGCGGGCGGCGGGGCGGCGAAGTGGACGACCCGGGCCTCGGCGGTGTTGGCGGTGGCCTTTTCAGGCTCGATGGGCTCGGGCTCGGGCTCGGGCTCGGGCTCGTTGGCGTAGCCGGCAGCATGCAGCCCTGCGATGGTGATCGAGTACATGAACTTGCCGCCGCGCTCTCCGCACTGCGACCGGTGGAGGAATCCGCCTTGGGTCATGCCCCGAAGGTGGTCGGAGACCGTGGCCTTCGACCGCTGTGGGTTCATCGCTGCGATGTCGTTGACTGACGACTTCTGGAAGTCGTTCTCGTCGTGCCAGTTGTCGAGGATGTCCTGCTGGGTGTCGGTCAGTTCGTTGCTCATGTCATGCTCCTAGTGTCAATTAGCTGGTCAGGATCCAACTATATACACGTTGGTGGACTGGGGCAACGCCTGGCCTTTCACGGCGGGGGTAATCTCGTGCTATGTCAGCCTTCGCCTTCGAGTTCGTGCCAGCCGGGACGCTGGAAGAAGCAGTTGATGTGCTGCGCTCGATCATGACCGACACCTGCACTATCGAGCGTGAAGCGATCGGGCCCGGGATCTACGATCCGGACACCTACACGACGACGGTGCCGCTCTCGACGGTCTATGACGGGGACTGCTATCTCGGGGACCGGGTGGAGGGTGCGCTCACCACTGGCGGTTTCGGAGCGAACGCTGCAGAGTCGGCCTACGACGCGCGTACTCACAACATGCTCCTCCGTTTGCCGCTCGACGACGACGACGCATTGGCGGTCCGGGTCGGTGACATTGTCACGATGACGGGCCCGCATGCCGCTCTCGACCGGTATCGAGTGAATGCCCGCGAGGAGGGCACGCACAAGGTGGCGAACACGTTCCGCCTGGTCCGCTTCGATCCCGACCAGAGCCGCTCGTGACGTTCACCTACAGCTTCGTTGGCCTGCCCCTCGCTTTGCAGGCTGTGCGGGCGCTCGGCGGCGACGTCGAACGGATCGCGACCGAGGCTGTGTCTGAGACGGCGGAGTGGGCGAAGGATGAGGTGTTCAAGCTGGCACCGGTCGACGAGGACATCTACCGGCACACCATCGGGTTCATCATCGAGCGGACGGGCGACTCGGTTCGGGCCAGGGTCGGCACCGGCGAACCGTACGGGCGTCGACTGGAGTTCGGGTTCGGTGGTAGGACTGACAGTCGGAACCGGACCTACGTAGACATCAATCTGCCGATCGCTCACTTCGGGCCGGTCGCTGATCGGGTGCCTCGGGAGTTGGTGCGGAGAATGCAGAGGTTGGCATGACCGAGATCGTTGAGAAGCGGAAGGTGACCGATGGGGTGATCGCCTTCATCGGGTCCCACCCGAAGGTGTCGGCCAACAACGTCCCAGTCGGCGATTCGGACGCTCCCGGGGTGGACCCGGAGTCGAGCCATGTGCCGCCGCCGTTCATTGAGGTGAAACGGCTGCCTGATGGCCGGGATCCGCAGGGTGGGTGGGGTCAGCCCCACCTGGTCGAGTTCGCCAAGTACCAGATCCTGTTTGTCGGGGTCGACCGGGCCAGCTCTGAGGGTTTGGCGGATGACATCAAGGCCTGGTTCATCGAGCAGGCCTCGACGCAGCCTCGGGTCTACGTGAATCCGATCACGGTCGAGGATCACGCGGTGATCGGCCGGGAGGTTCAGAACGACCTCGGGTACGTGCCGTCGGGGCGGGCCAATGGGGTCCTCCACCACTACCGGGTGCAGGTCCAGAAGATTCCGTGATCACCTTCGAGGTCGTCCGGCTCTGTGAGGGGGAGTACGCGGTCATGGCCCGTCGGAAGGATCGGTCGTTCTTTCAGGCTCGACGCAGCACGAGGGAATCGGCTGAGGTTCACGCAGATCATCTGCAGCGTCTTGCGGCATCCCTAGGCGAATAGGGCGGTCGCGGTGGCCTAGTGGCCTATGGCTACAGTTCGCCTTGAGCATCCGGATACTGGGAACGTGCGAGTCACCGGGGCGGAATCCGCCCAGCGGTACCTCGATGCAGGGTTCGTGGTCGTCGAGGGCGAGTTGTCGTCAGCTGATACAGCCGAAACGGCTGACGACGACACTACGGAAGAGGTTCACGAATGACCCGTTTCACTCTCCCCACGCAGCTCGGCGTGCGGTTCTTCTCTGGGGGTACGATCCCTGCCGCTCTGGCGGCGCCAACAGCGGCCGAGGTTGCTGCCGGCGTCAACGTCGTCGGTACTTCCGACGGTGAGGGCCTGGCCGACATTCAGGGGTTCGTTTCGAGCCCGTCGACGATCGAGACCCCGGACTACAACTCCCACCAGGTGGGTACCGTCCCGGGCGACACGACCTTCCCGCAGTCGACGCTGTCGATCTACATGGACGACACGACTCGGACTGTCTACGACGCCATGTTGCCGGACACGGTCGGCGTCGTTGGCCTGTTCTTCGACGGTGAGGATGCCACGGAGGACTCGCTCCTGTTCCCCGTGACGGTCCAGAACCGTCGTCGACGGGTTGCCCGAGACGAGGCTCACATCTGCGACATCGATGTGGCCATCTCGGTGCCGACCGAGGGTGTTATCGCCGCCTGATCCCTCCGGGCAATACACGCGCTTTGTTTCGTTGATCGGGTCGAGCGTCTAGCCTCCGTTGTGGTGGGCTGGACGTTCGGCCCGTTGACGATAGGGAGCATTCATGGCGAAGCGGAAGCGGACGGCGGCGCAGAAGAAGGCGCCGTCGATCAAACAGCGAGTCTTGCTGGATAACGAGGTCCAGGACGCTTCCCTGGAGGCTCGGCAGGCTCGGATCACAGCGGAGCGCCGGTGGACTGAGCATGTGCAGCTCTGCAAGGCGCTCGGCCGCGATGAGGAGCCCCAGTTCGAGCTGGAGTACCGCGAGGCTGTCGCTGCTGAGTCGGAGGCTGAGGAAGAGCTGGAGTCTTGGTACTGGGATTTCCGGATCACGGCGATCTCTCGGGAGAAGTACCGGAGGCTGATCAAGGATCACCGGCCGACCGCTCAGCAGATCGAGGATCACAAGGACACGGTCGACGAGGCGATCGAGCTGCTCGGGATCGAGGGTGAGGAGAGCGAGCAGGTCCGGAAGCTTCAGTCGGTGCTGGAGTTCAATCCTGAGACGTTCCCTCGTGCTCTGTTCGAGGTGACGATCAAGCCGAAGCCGTCGAAGGCTGACCTTGATGCGCTCGCTGACGAGGACGGGCCGTTCACCGACACCGAGCTGACGAAGCTCCTCAACCAGGCGATCAAGATCAACACGGAGACGGTCGTCGGCCTGCGGGGATAGGTGCTCACCCCTGAGGACATAGCCGACTTCCGGCGGATCCTCGAAACGGATCCTCACGCGCGTCGGATCATGACGATCGCTCGCCGGTCGAAGAGGTCGTTCTCCTCGACTGAGAAGGAGTGGGATGACGAGGACGTCGGCTACGAGTTGGCGTGGGACGAGATGCTCGTTGAGGACAACGAGGCTCGCTGTAGTGGGTGCGGGATTCGGCCCGATGAGATGTTCGCCCCTGGTGGTCGGCCTGGCCGTGAGAAGTTCGCTGAGAACACGCCATGGAAGCTCGAAGTGCGGAAGTGCCCGTTCTGTGAGGAGGTCGAGGAGCTGAACCACAAGGCGAACAACACCGACGGGAAGACTCCGTGGAAGCCGCGGCCCCCTCGTGCGTTCTGGAGCCCACGGTTGAAAGGTCAGCCCGTCATCCCTCAGCTCGACGCCGTTGTGAACCCGATCGAACGGATCCGGCAGGGAGCGAAAGACGCCAACGCCAAGCGGAAACGCCGGAAGAAGGCCCCTCCGGCATCCCCTGCAGCAGAGGGTGATACTCCGAAGGTTGAGCCCGAAAGCTAGCGAAGAGGTAGGGCCATCGAGCTATCGAATCTGTGGATCGCCCTTGGAGTCAGATTCGGTGGGTTGACCTCGGGACTGCTTCAGGCGGGCCGAAGCATTGCTACTTTCGCGGCCAACAGCAGGGTGCAGTTGGCCAAGGTTCAGGCTGCTTTCAAGGGGATTCAGTCCCTGAAGGGCCTGACTGCTGTCGGATTGGGCATTGCGGCTATCGGCACCGCGCTCGCGTTGTCGTTGGGGCCTGCCATCGCGTTCGAGGCTGCGTTCGCGAACGTGGCCAAGACGGTTGACGGCACCGATGCTCAGCTCGACGACGTTCGGGACGGGATCATCAGCCTGTCGAACGACATGCCGGCCGCCGCGACCGAGATCGCCGGCGTTGCCGCTGCTGCCGGGCAGTTGGGTGTCGGCGTCAACGATGTCCTGGAGTTCACCGAGGTCATGGTCCAGCTGGGCACGGCCACGAACCTCACGGCCGAGCAGGCTGCGATCTCGCTGGCCCGCTTCCAGAACATCCTCCAGATCCCGATCCGGGACACCCCGAAGCTGGCCGCCGCGCTGGTGGAGCTGGGTAACAACTCAGCTGCCACCGAGTCTGAGATCCTGACCCTCGGTCTTCGTCTCGCCGGCGCCGGGAAGCAGATCGGTCTCACGGGCGAAGAGGTCCTCGGTATTGCCGCTGCCATGAAGTCGCTCGGTATTGAGGCCGAGTCCGGTGGCTCGTCGATGTCCCGGATTCTGCAGGACATCATCCGGGCCGTTGAGAACGGCGGACCGAAGCTCAAGCTGTTCGCCGACACTGCCGGCCTCACGACCGACGCCTTCAAGGACATGATTGCCAATGGGGACGCCTCGGTCGTCCTGGTGAAGTTCTTCGAGGGGCTGCAGGGGATCGAGGCTCAGGGTGGGTCGGTGCTCGGCGTGCTCGAAGCGCTCGACCTCGACTCGATCCGTTTGCTCCGGACCATCTCCGCCCTGGTCGGTGGTGGTGACCAGCTGGCGGTCTCCCTCGGGCTGATCGCGGACGAGGCCCAGTTCGGCGGGGCCCTGCTCGACGAGTACGGCCGGTTCGCTGAGACGACGTCGGCTCGGCTGGAGGTCTTGAAGAACCGGGTCGTGAATCTGGGTATCGCCCTGGGAACGCCGGCGTTGGGCGCGGTCGTAGCGATCGTCGACGGCATCGGTGATGCGCTCCTCCGGTTGATCGAGATCTTCGGTCCTGTCGGCCGGGAAGCTCAGGAGCTGATCGGCAACCTGGTGACCGGATTCGGCGACCTGTTCTCGCTTCTGGGGGGTGATGGGTCGCTCAACATCTTCGTGGACGGTCTCGCCGGCGTCGCTGCGGTGCTGACTGGCCTCCTGACGGCCGTGAACGCCCTCCCTGGGCCCGTCCTGGCCGTCGCTGCGGCGATCCTGCTGCTTTCCCAGACGTCGACTGGTGCGCTCATTGTGGCGGCCCTGGGGGACGCCCTGTTCGTCCTGAAGGCCAAGGCTGCTGGCGCGACGGTCACCTTGAACGGTACGGCGATCAGCATGACCGGCCTGGCGGTGGCGACGGCCTCGGTTCTCGCTCCGCTGGCGATCCTGTCGGTGGCTGTGCTCGCGATCGGGAAGTCCTTCAACGACGCCAAGAAGGGCGCGGCCGAGCTGGAAGGCTCATTGACGAAGACTCGGAACGCTGCGAAGGACAACGGCAACTACGCCCAGTTCGTGGCCGGGCTGGAAGCGACGCGAAGAGCGATGCAGGAGGCGGCCGACTCCGGTGGCGCCTACACCAGCACCATTGGCCGGGTCGGGAACTCACTGAAGGGCTTTGTCCAGGACGTGCTCCCTGGGGTCGAGAACACGGTCCACAACTCGACCGAGGCCTTCAACGCTCTGGCCGATTCTGAGCAGCACGCCGCCGACAACCTCCTCAACTTCAACATTCAGGACCTGGCCAAGCAGTTCAACACCACCGAGGACGCGATCTTCGCTGCGGCTTCCGAGCTGGGCGTCCTGAACGACCTCGTGACCTTCGGGACCAAGGAGTATGCGACTGCTGCGCTCCAGGTTGGCGAACTCGTGTTCTCGCTGGATGATCTGTCTGAGGCCAGCGGTCGGAGCCTGGAGAACATCATCGAGACTGGGGTCACGCTCAACGACTTCGCCCTGGCCCTTGACACTTCCGCTCAGAATGTGGCCTTCTTTGCCACCCAGGCCGGTACCAGCCTCGACGAGTTGACCGACACCGAGCGGTTCAGTGAGACCCGGAACGAGCTGGAGCGGGTCCAGGCGAAGTACGAAGCCCTGGCGACGATCATCGGGACGACGGTTGAGGCGCTTCGGGACGAGGTCCAGGCCGTCGATGGTGTGATCGCTGCCAATGACCGGCTGGTTGCCTCTATGGATCGGGTGAATGCTGCTCGCGATGCTGCGACGTTCGTCCAGCGGAACCTGAACGAGGCCACCGCCGAGTATGAGGGTGCTGTCGAGTCGTTCAAGGCGGGCGAGATCGGCCTGGAGGGGCTCGCTGAGGCCCAGCGGAAGCTGACGGCGGCCATTGCTGCCACTGGTGCCCCGATCGATGAGGTGAAGGCCAAGCAGGACGCCCTGACGGCGACCCTGTTCGAGCTGGGGGCCGCCAGCGGTAAGTCGTCCGAAGAGGTGGCCGCTGTTGCCGCCCAGTTGGCCGTCCTGTCGGAGTTCGAGATCACCCAGCTGCAGTTGGAGGGTCTGGAGAGCTTCGCTCAGGCTGAGGAGCTGGCCAAGAACCTCCGCCTGGAGTTGCAGGAGCCGATCGTGGCTCAGATCGCGGCCGAGACCGGCGAGACTGAGGAAGCGGTCCGTCGAGCGCTCGCTTTGGGCGAGTCGTGGGCCGTGAGCGTGTTCCGGGCCATTGTCGGGGCGGACTTCTCTCCGGTCGACTTCGGATTCAACCTGGCGTTCGCCGAGGGGGCCGCTTGGGACGCGTTCGCTCCCGTCGCAGAGCTTCGTGCCGACCCTGAGCCGGCCATCGTCCAGATCTCTCGTGCTCTGACGGCCGGCCAGGAGTGGGACAACTTCGAGCCCGTCGCTCAGATCCTCGCTGACCCCTCGGTGGCGCTCGCAGCGTTCCTGGAGGCTGAAGAGCGCGGTGTCAAGTGGGACAACCGAACCGACGAGAGCGACATCAACTCCGACAACACTCAGAGCGATTCCGAGTTCGAGTCCTCAGAGGCTCGGGGCTCCGAGTGGGACGGCCGGACCGATGAGAGCGACATCGACTCTGACAAGGGGCCGAGCGACTCGAAGTTCACCGACTCCGAAGCTCGGGGCTCGAAGTGGGACAGCCGGACCGACACCTCGACCCTCGACGCTGACAAGGGGCCGGCCGACTCGAAGATCAATGACATCAACCGGGCTGGGTCTGCGCTCGACGCCAGGACATGGAAGCCGACCGTCAGAATCGCCGGCAATGCTATCGGTACCGTCGACCGGATCCAGGAGCGGATCAACGCGCTTCGCGGCCGGACGATCTCGGTCAGAGTGCGGGTCCCGTCGAACGTGATCGCTGAGGGTGCCATCCTCTACGCCTCGGGTGGGATCGGTGGAGTCGCTAGTCCGTTCGCGGGGGCCAAGCTCACCAAGCCTGGCCCGGCGCGGATCTACGCTCCGACCGCTCCGGGCCGGTTCTTCGCTGAGCCCGTCACCGGTGGTGAGGCCTACATCCCGTTGGCACCGCAGAAGCGTCCTCGCTCGATCAAGATCTGGCAGGAGACCGGCCGTCGGCTCGGTGTGTTCGCTGAGGGCGGCATCGCCGGGCAGCAGAATCAGGCTCAGACGCTGTTGCGGGGTGGGAACTTGGTGTCGATTACGGCCCCGATCCAGGTGGATATCGACGGCTCGGATCTGAACGCTGATCAGCTGGAAGCTGCGATTCAGGGTGGAGTCCGCCGCGGATTCGACGAGGCTGGCCGTGACCTGGCCAACTTGATGTCTTGAGGGAGGAACGATGACGACCACACTGACGCTGCCCCCTCTGTCGGAACTCGCCGGCGATTGGGAGAAGGACCAGCCGCTCCCGGTCGACGGGTCGGTCTATGTGCCGCCGAATCTGCTCGGGTTCGACACCGCTGGGTACGACGGCGGCGATTCGGCCGCGGCGGCGACTGCGACTGCTCTGGCGTTGCCGTCGCTGCCGGTTCAGATCGGCGAGGTCGAGCTGGTCGGCCATTTCGTGACCCCGTACAGCGATTCGACCTTCTCGACGACCCACGACGCGACGTATCCCACGGTCCCGGGTGGGATTCTTGAGAACGATCACATCGAGCTGATCACTTACCTGGGGGAGAACCCGGACCCGGCCAAGCCGACGGGCGTGTCCGGGGGGTTCGTCGAGAAGGTCGATCTCGACCCGACGAACGCCTGGCAGCCGCACATGAACTTGTATTGGCTGACCGCGGCCGGAGGCGAGACGGGCACGGTGACGATCACGCTCCCGGCCTCGGTCCGCTGCTACCGGTGGATGCGGGTGTGGCGCAACGTCGACCCGGCCGACCCGTTCGACTCGGCCACACCGACCACAGATCACGGCTACGGCAACCCGACCCCTGCCGCGATCACCACGAACTCCGACAACGCTGTAGTGGTTCTCTCTTGCGCCGGGAACAACGCGGCGGCATCTGCGGCGATCTCGTCCGGTTACACGCTGGGTCATGACACGGTCGACGCGTCTCCAGGTCGCGACTCGGTCGACTGCTACAAGGTCGTCCCGACTGCTGGCGTCGAGACCCCTTCTAACTGGACGTGGGCCCCTGACCAGTGGTCGATGATCACCCACGCGCTGAAGCCAGCGGAAACGACGACGGTGAAGCTGGTGGTGGTCACCTCGGCGTCTGACGAGACGGCTACCGCTGCGCTCGCTTCGGGCGTGGAGCTGCCCGCGGTCAACGAGGTTCAGCGAATCCAACAGAACGCGACGGGCGGGACGTTCCAACTGACCTACGCGGGCCAGACCACGGCAACGATCGCTTACGACGCGACAGCGGCGGCGGTGGAGTCAGCGCTCGAAGCCCTGTCGAACATTGCTCCCGGTGACGTGGCGGTTACGGGTGGAGACCTCGACACGAACGCGGTCGACGTCGAGTTCACTGGGGCGTTGGCCGCTACCGACGTCGTGCTCCTCATCGGGGCCTCTGGGGATGTGTCGATCACGGAGACGATGCGCGGCCGAGCCCAGGAGCAGTTCACGAAGCGCGGGGATCTCAACATCCCTCGCGTGGGTGGCAACTTCCAGCCGCAGGTCCACATCTGGGACCTGTCACCGGTCGACTACACGGCCGGCGATCCGGTGTTCATCACCGTTGCTGATCACGGCTCGCTTCACTCGTGGGCCGCTGCGCTCACGGTCTGGGAGGGTGTGGCCGACACTGGCTTCGTCGAGGTCGTTGGTGGCGAGGGCGAGGGTGAGGACGGACAGTCGGCGACGTTCGCTGCGATCACGCCGTTGACGGCCGGGGCGAAGGTCATTCCGATCTTGGCCAAGGCCACCGCTGGCACGCAGTACGCCGGCAGTGGCCCGGTTCCGTCGACGCCCTCGGGGTACACGTCGATTGCTACAGCCTTGGCGGACGCGACGACGTTGTCGCTCTTCGAGTCGCCGCCGATGTCGGCTTCGGCTGAGACTCCGAGCAAGGTCTCGTGGTCTGGTGATGAGCACTGGGCGGCCGGCGCCATTGTCCTCAAGCCTGAGGTCGCCGCGGGCGGGACGACCCTGGTTGCTGCCGTCGACGTCAATGGGGATGAGGACAGCTACATCGAGCTGGCGGGCGCCGCTGGGAACATGTACGAGGTCCTCGAACTCGACCTCACTGGGATCCCGAGCGACGGGGTCTTCACGGCTGTCCGGGCTCGGTTCGCTCATGGCGCCAACGTCACGAACGCCCTGCGGGTGGCCCTGGTTGGGATCAACACCGACGACACGATCGTGGCTGCTTCGGAGCATCAGCTCGGGTACCGGCCGATTGGTGAGGCGTCCGAGGTTGTCGAGACTCCGGAGTGGACTGAGCTGGCCGATGGGTCGCGCCTGTTCGAGTACGACCGGCTTGGGATCGCGATCTTCTCGACCCAGCCGGCTGTTGGTCTCTCGTCGCACAAGCTGTACTGGCTCGAAGCGGACGTCATCTACGAGGACGGGGGGCCTGTCGTCAGCGCTGTCGCTGGCCCCGTCAATGGTGGCGATCCGATCACCTGGGACTACAGCTCGGCCTCGGGGCTCCCTCAGATCGCCTACGAGGTCAAGGTCATCTACGGCACCGGCCAGGACCCGGACGCGACGACCACGCCCGACAACCCGATGTCGCCGGTCACTGGCGACCTGATCTATGACTCGGGGAGGGTCTACGACTCGTCGGCCCGCTCGCTGTCGATCACCGACGCTCCCCTGGCCCGAGACACCTGCACCTACGCCGTGCGCGCCTGGACGAGGCTCCTCACTGGCGACGAGATCGCGTCCGATTGGGACACCGACTCGGTCAACATCTCCGGGGCTGCGCCTGGCCGGCCGGCTCAGAACACGAACCCGGCTTGGACGCCGGCGATCGGTGGTGTGGTCCTGACGGTGGCGACGCCGGCGGACACCTCGCGGGCTTGGATCCTGCGTTCGGTCGATGGTGGTGTGACCTATCAGGTGGCGACGGATATCGGGCCGACCGACATCACGCCTTCGTCGTCGGCGGTGATCACGGACTACTACTGCCCGTTCGCGATCAACACGCTGCGGTGGATGGTCACGTTCGATGATGGCCCGATGACGGAGACGTCGGACGATGAGCCGATCGGTGGGGCCTTCGACACCTACACGATGGTCGAGTCGTGGTACCTGATCTCGCCGGACGATCCGTCGCTGAACGTCGAGATCGAGGTGGCGGCCACTGACCGGGTCGTTCCGATTCGGACTGTTGTCGCTGAGCAGGCTGGTGAGTCGTTGGTCGGGACGTCGTCGCCGCTCGCTGCTCGGCACATCTTGACGCTTCGCACCCGGAGTCGGGCGGAGCGGCAGGCGTTGGAGGACGTGCTCTATTCGCAGCGCCGTCTTCGGCTGGTCGATATCCATGGGAACGACTGGTGGGTTCGGGTGGTCCAGGAGGTCCGGCCTGGTATGCAGCGTTGGCGCGCCGTGTCGGGGGAGTTGACAACGCTTCGCGACGCCTATGAGATCCAGGTCGAGCTGGTCGAGGTCTCGATGTGAGCCGGTTCACTGACTACACCGAGTCGGCTGAGGCTGGCCGGTTGACGCTGCTGTGGCGGATCGAGCTGATCGATCCTGAGGGTGCTCTTCTGGCCACTGACGCAGCGGAGGAGGCGACCGGGAACGCTGTGTTGTGGGGTGCGTCGATCCGGCCGATGGCGTTGCAGGGCAATCGGTTCTCGGCTCGCTCGTCGGCGATCCGGGTGATCGATCCGGACTGCTACTTCATGCCGAACACGGGCCGGGGGCTCCTTCATCCGGATACTGGGAACCGGGTGAAGGAG